ATTGACAACAACAAGACCACTAAGTCAGATGGTAAAAAAACTCTTGTTGCTACGAGCAAAACTCCTCAGACTCAGGCTCCCAGACCATCTGGTGTAGGCGGTGCTGGTAGGCCAAAACCTATATCTATCGACACTAATAAACCTAATCAAGCAGCTGTCACCTTACTCGAAAAAATACAGAAGGAAGGTGAGAAGCTGACGGGTAGTGAAGTTACTCGTATTTCTGAATTACTTGATCTACCTCCTAATAAAGTTGTCAGTCTTGCTCAAAAAAATCCTGACTTAAAAATTGGAGAGAATGCACAGGCGATTGTCAGCAAGGAAAATCTTCTGCAGTTTAAGTGGTCTGAATTAACAGGTGATCAGCAAAAATTATTTAAGAATAGAAATACTTTTTC